AGCATCGCCGGGACCGAGTCGCGTCCTCGAGTACCGCCTCGGACCATACCGCCGGAGGCGAAGGACTGGGTCGATGGAAGTTGAGCGATCAACCCTTTGAAGATAGCGGCGACGAGAGCGGTTGTCGCAATGATGGCGACCGGTCCACCGAAGGAGGCGGAGGCTCCGGCTTGAGCCATCCCCATGAGTTGAGACGTGATGATCGCTTGTTCTGCGAAGGAGACGAGCGATGTAAGCATATCGGCCATAGCTGTACTGAAGGCCGCGCTTGCTTGTTCACTTCCGGCCATGATGGAAGCGAAAGCCGTCCCCATGCTCGAGGTTAAAGTCGCGGCGAGGTTGGCGATCGACTCTCCGGTGATCTCGAATTCCTTGAGGCTCTCGGACGCCTTCGCCGCTTTCTCCGGTGTCTTCTCGAGCTCCTCGTTGACCTTCCTCACACCTCCGGCCGCGCCGGGGAGGACCTTCGCTCGAGCCGTCTCCGCGGTCGTCTTAATGAATCCTTGGATCTTGGTCGTCACGTTCCCGATTTGAAACTCGAGTTTCTCCGAGTCTTCGATGATCTTATTTATATTCGCGGACATATCCGCGAGAGATTGTCCGCTTCCCTCGGCCATATCCCACATTGACTGTGAGACTTCATCCGCGAAGATCTTGATATCGTCTCCGACGCCGGGGATGTATGCCGCGAACTCACCGAGACCCGCCAAGAGCGAGGCGATCACCTTGATGATTCCCTCGGCCGCGTTCGAGATTCCGGTATAAAGGACCTCCCAAACTAGCTGAAAACCGGCGACGACTCGGGTCCCGTAAATCATCGCCTTCCCGACGACGTTCACGATCACCGACGCGACGTCCTCGAGGAAGTTCACGATCTGAATCGCCATGAGTTTTCGATTCGTGTCGAGGTAGTCCTCGAAGGCTTGGATCACGGGTCTCGTCGCTTCGACGAGAGCATTGAAGACAACGATCAACGTGTCACCGATACGAGCCGCGAGAGAGCCGACGAGATCGTTCGCCTTGTCGAAGCTCTTGATCAATTCGTCGTTCTCGCCTCGATATTCTCGAGCCTTCTCCGTGAACATCGAGAAGACCTCGACGCCTTTCTTGAAGAGCTCGAGGGACTGGTTGAGACCAGTCGCCGCGAAAGCGAAACCCTTGAGCGCCGCGCCTCCGATGACGCCGAGCTTCTGGACCGACTTCAACGCGAGAGAGGCCGACTTTCCCACACCTCGAAGAGGCTTCGAGGCGAGGTCTTTCATGATGAGACCGATCTCGACGGTTTTACTTAGCACGGCCATGCGAGGACCTCCTTCGAGCTCGTTCCATCTCTTCGACTTGTCGAGCTCGTTGTCGCGATTCCGCCTTCGCTATCTCCGACTTTATGAGCCGGAAAGCCTCGAGGACGAAGGCCGGCTCGTCGTCGATTCTCTCCGACCCATAAGGAAGGAGACCGAAGTCCCGGTGATCTGAAAACCAAGAGACGACATCCATCGTCTCCGGATCGAGTTGACTCCATGGACACCGACGGAGCTCGGGAGCAAAATCGAACGCGAGGCCGGGAGAGCTCTCGTCGTTGCAATTGCGCGCCGATTGTTTCCAGTCTTCCGAGCTCCACTCTTCCCCCTTACACCTCGAGCATCCCCACTCGAGCGACTTGTCTCCGCTTGCTAGGAAGCGAATCGCTAGACCGACTTTTTTTTGAGACCTTCTCGAAGGACCGAGACCTCCGTGATCGCGGCGTAAACTTCATCGATGAGACCTTGTTCGGCTCGGTCCCATAGCTCCGACCCATTCGTCACCGGCTCGTCGAGGATGTCGACTAGATTCTCGATGCTCGAGACCCGTTTTCGGATGACGCTCTCGATCGCCTTTTGAGCTTTCTCGATGTCGACCTTCCCGTCTTTGGTGATGGCCGAGCGATGAATCGAGCGGAGCTCTCCGCCTGTCATCGGTGCAAGTTTAACCACGACTTGAGAGCTCTCCTCGAGCTCCCGGTTGTCGTTCCATTGCGGGACGAAGTCCCGAAGATGCTTCTCTTGATAGTCCATGGTGATCCCCTTTAGTTGATTAAGTGAACGCGATCGTGATCTCGTTGTCTCCCGCGGTCGAGGCGAGCGCCTTGAACTCGAGAGGAATCACGACCTCGTCGGATTGTGGTGTCTCGACGCCGGAGACTTGGAATTGACACCGCGCCAAGGTCGTTGTGACGGTCGCGCCGGTTGCGCTTCCGCAAGTCACGACGACGTTTCGGTTCGTGAAATCCGGACGCTTTCCGATCTCGATCGCGAGATCGCGCCGACATCGAATCGAGAGAGACCCGGTTACATCGCGAAAGCCTGGAACGTAGTCAGTCGTTCCCGCTTGGTAGGCTTCGTCCTCGATGGCCTTCATGTTGTTCGTCACTGTTACCTCGAAAGAGGTGATCGGAAACGATGAGCCGTCGACCGTAAGGCTTCCGAGGATGCCGGCGATGGGTTGACCTGCGACGGTCTCGGCCGGAGCAAATGGGACGACCGCGTCGAGATTAGAAAAACTAGGGTAAGGCGAAGGAGCAATGTCGACCATTGTAATGGTATCGCCGGAAATAGATTCGACTTCATATCCTTCGCCGCCGTTGTCGTCGGAGCCGACCTTAATCACGGAGCCGACCTTGAAGTTTTTCCCCTCGCCGGACTGAACATCGAAACTCAACGATGACGATGTCGCGCCGTCGACGGTTGCGGTCGACGCGCCAGTCGTCGAGCTCGTCGTCGTCGGGATGAAGGTCCCGGAGCTTCCACCCTCGAAGGAGAGCTTCGGCTCTTCTCCGCCGGCGATGCTAAGCGTCATCGAGTTGACGTAGCATCCAGTGAGCGCCTCCATAAAGGTTTCATTGAAATGTTGGACGAGCGTCAAGCTTCCGAGGTCTTGGTTCGAGTTGAGCGTGTAAGTCATCTTCGACGGTGAGCTCGTCGCGGTTCCGGTGCCGAGCGCCTTCGTCAATAGCTGGTCGATGTCCGGGACGATGGTCGTCGAGTTTGTCGCGTCACCGCTCGGGATGAGATATGCCTCGACCGACCACGACGCCGCTTTCTTTCCGTCGATCTGGTCGTCCGCAATGTGAGACCGAGTCGCTCGAGAGTCCTCTCGGTTCTTTCGTTCTTGGCTCGGGTCGAAGCTCGCCGAGAGTACTTTGACCGCATCGCCGCCGGTAGGCTTGACGAAGGTCCCGAAGGTCGTCTCGTCGACCGCGTAAAATTTCCGGTTCCGTCCTAATGCGTGTAATTGACTGGTTCCCATTGTGTCCTCCTTAGCTCGCCGTTGCCGAGCGTTCGTATACGATCGCGATGTTCATGAGGACCGACCCGTCGCCTTTTGCGTCCGGGTCTCCCTCGTCGGTTTCATACGAGACGACCGTCGTCTTGATGGCGTTGGTCCCTCGTGTTGTATCAGTGTTTAGAGCTCGAGTGATATCGATGATCAAATCGTTGAGCTTCGTCGACCTGTCGGCCTGAGAAGCGCCGGAGACGTGTCCGATGATACTCATGTTCAATGTGGATCGAATGAGATCGAAAGGTTGAAACTCGATCGACTCTTGTCCGGCGACGTATCCGATAAAAGGACGCTCCCCGGTCTTCACATCCGCGTACCCTCTCGCGAGAGGCTGGACCTTCGTGATGGTCGTCCGGTATCCGTTGCCGGTTGTGATCGCCTCGAAGGTCGTCTGTAGGTTATCGAGGATCGCCTTCCTTGCCGGTGTCGTCATCTCATGCGTCCTCGAGGAGCTTCTCGAGCTCTTGACCTACGACGAGAGCGATCTCCGGCTCGGCCGCTTTGATCCCTTCGGTGATGTATCCAGTCGCTCGAATCGTTGTCGATGGTACCAGTCGATAGGCCGGCTTTCCTTCGCCGTCCATGAGGAACATCTTCCCGGCGTCGGTCTTGTGAAACCATAGCTCTTTTTGATGGATGCCGGTCCGCCTCGGCATTGGATAGACGTTATTTCCGAAAGCCGGGAAGGTCGTATTTTGTCGGATAGGTATCGCGAGGAGCTTCCTCGGAGGCTTCGGCCGGATAGCTCCGCCGGGGAGCGCCGCGCTTCCGTATTCGTGGATCGCCGCGTAGGGTTGATCGTTGATAACGTCGACCTTGTAAGTATCCTCGTCCATCTTGATTAAGACCGGGACGAATCGCCAAGCGCCGGCGAGAGTATTCGTCCGGGTCCGGAGATTCCGCTTCGTTGATAGAATCACCTGGGTCTCGAGTTGAGCCGCGGACTTGAAGAGCGTCCGACGTTGGAGAGCCGTCATCCCGTCGGAGAAATTCTTGACGAACTCTCGGAGCTCTTTGTCGTCGATGTCGACTTTAAAAGGAGACGCCGCCATCGTGTCAGTCCTCGAGGTTATTGAACTGGTCGATACGGAAAGGAGGCTGAGGCTTCGTCGTATCGGCGAGCGCCGCTTGTTTTGCTGCGATGGTTGCTCCGCCGTAGAAGACGCCGGTCGAGCCCTTGTCGGCTTCGGCTCGTAGCACTTTGAGAAGGTTCTCATAGTGGGTAGTTTTTTGTGATCGCGGTCCGCCTAACCCGAGAGCTTGACGGTCGATCTCTCTCGCGAACTTCGCGAGGATCGCTTGTACCGCATCGATGGACGCGAGGACGACATCGTTCCGAATAACGAGGAGAGCGTCGAGCGTCTCATTCGAGAGGAGCTCCTCCTCGGAGTCGGTGTCCCCGATCCTAAAGCGGACCTTGTCTCGGTCGGTCGGAAGACTGTCGTCATAGCTCCAAGTCATTTGGTCGCGTCCTTGGTCGGTTTCTTATTGCGACGAAGGCTCCGAAGGAGGAGCTCGTCCGGGACCTCTACTAAGAGACCCGAATCGAGCATCCTCTCTCGAGCTCGCCATCCATAAGCCTCGGGAAGAGCGGTCCAGGCTCGGACCTCTCTTCCGTCAAGCTTTAGATTTTTAGTGGCGAAAATCATCGCTTATAGGCAATTCAAGAAGAACGCGCCTAGTTGATCACTCACGACCTTGAAGTCGTAAGCCGCCAAGGCTTCGATTCGCTGCGATTGGATATGATCCAATCGATAGTTGCGAACTCGAAGACCTTGAGCATTCTCGCCGCCTACACTGTTAAGGCTGAACATGTAACCCGCCGACGGGACCATAAGACCCGGTGTCGCTGGGACATATAGAAGAGCCGCGTCGTTTGATCCGTATACGAACGACATCGAGTCGGCCGCGCCTTGGATCGCTACGTTCTCGATCGCGCCTGGTACGTGTACCGCCTGAAGACCGAGAAGGCTCGCGAGGAGATCAGTCGTCACGACGCCGGTTTGAGTATACTTCACGCGCTGAAGGATATCGTCTGAGGTCGAGAGCGCCGTATAGACGTCTTTACCGAGGACGAGGTGATTCGGCCGACGGCCGGTCTTGCTTTCGACGCTGTCCATTTGCTCAAGGATATCCGAGAGCGGAGTCGCGTTCGCGGCACTCCAAAGAGGACCCATTCCCGCGGTTGTTCCCGGAGTAACATCGCCGCCGGTTGTGGAGCCTTTCCATACGCCGTTGGTAAAAGCCGCCGCTGCGAAGTCCTTCTCACGCTTAAGGAGAAGTTGCTCGGTGATGTACTGAGTCGTCGAGATCTCGATGTTGAGACCCGCGTCCGAGTTGGCGACGATTAGATCGTCGAGGTCCATGTGAACGCCATTCTCAACGCATGAAAACGAGTCGGTCGAGAGAGTGTAATTCGCGCCGAAGGTCTCGGACCCTGGAGCTCGTACACCTGCGACCGAGCGGAGGTAGTTCCCCTTGTCAAAGACAAAGTACTTGTCAGTGAGCTTTTGAGTACTGATGATTGGGAAGAGCTTGTCCGCTACGAAGCGACTTTGCTCTTGGGCATAAGCGATCGAGACGTTGGTCAACGCCTGATCCACGTGTACTGATGAAGTCAATAAAGGCATAACTTAGTCTCCTTAGATAGCGCCGGTT